CCGCCGTTAAGCGTACTCAGGCCGGGGTTGTAATCGAGGTCGCCAGCGACACCAGCGGGTACGGCAGCAAAAAGGGCTGCGTTGTAAGTGCCGTAGTACGCCTCGATGTCGGTAGATACGTCTTCAGAGCCTACCTTGAAATTCAGACGTACGGCTCCGAAGTTCATCGGGTCTGGGAACTGATACAACTTCGACTGCCAACGCCAGTTCAGGCGTTCAGAACTCGCAGGGTCCCACTCCATCGCACGGTTATTTGCTAACAGGAGTACGTTACCTGAATAGCGGTCGGTTTCAATTCCCTCCACGTCTGAGAAACTATCAAGCTCAATCAGCTTGGTCTGCGGCTCTGTGGGGTTGAAGATGAACCCGAATGTCTCGCTGTTGAATGCGATGTATTGGAGGCCAAGCTGCGCTGCGTAGATGTCCTCGGGGTTGTAGGTGGCCCATTCTTCCTTCGTTAGGATGTCCTGTGTAATAACTTTAGCACCACTTGAATTTGCAAGAATGAGGCCATTGATCGACGGATAGTAAGCACCCGCAGTTGTAGCCACCATGCCCCGGCGAGAAAGGCACGGTTCAACTGCGTCGAGCTTCTGCATAGTGAACGACAGCGGCGTGTTGCCCTGTCCGAAATACGGTTGCGACTTAGTTCCAATCACGAGTGTAGAACCCCAGACTACGAGTCCGACAATCGGGAACTCGGTCGACAGTTCGTAACTCGCGGGCCAAGCGTGTGGTCGGTACGGTTCCGAGAACACGAGGCGGCGACCGACCCAGCCGACGAGGTAGCCGTTCGGCATTACCACGAAGCCTTCGAGATCATCCGGTGGCTCTACCCACGTAGTTGACTCCAGCAGGTTGTTTGCTGCGACGTCGGTAGTAGCTTCGTTGTCGTCGTACGTTGTCGTACCGAGGTCGATCTCGTCGACATAATAAAAATTCGAGCTTGTGCTGCCGGTGACGGTTCGGTAAATACGTACCTTCCATCCACTCGCAGGGCGGCTGGCGGCATCAGGGATCGTGCCGTCGATACCAGTCAACGCCCATGTACCAGCATCGCCTGTGGCGACGACAGGGGGCGACGGTGGGCCTTCCTCACCGAACGGGCTGTAGAACGTGTATACGTAAGCTCGTGTCTCGTCAGAGCCAGCGGGGGGCGTACAGGACGGCGCGTTCGTGGGAGTTGGGACGCCAAGCAAATACGGGCCGGGGGTACCGGCATAGATGTTGGCGTAACTGTTCATCATCGGAGCGCCATCGCCCGCCCAGTAGTAGCGGTCGTAGCTATCGTTGACGATCGGCGAACGCACGACGTCTACATCACGTGTGTCAAACGTGAGCCACGTATCCGGGTTCACGCCAGCATTGTCGACAACGCGCATGGCGCGGCGGACAGGATCAACTGACCCCGCAGAGAAATCGGCGTCCTCGCGCAACGCACGAAACCCGCGTACCTCTCCATTCAGGAGTTTGGTATTACGGGCGGACGTAGCAGCCATCGGCGGTAGGAGCCGAGGGGATGCGCGGGGAACGAGTCCTTGGAATGCTTCGAGTTTCAGACCGGCCATTACTCGTATTCCTGATCTATACTAAAAGAGAAGTTGGCCGAGTATACATTGCTCGGGTTGGCAATCTCTCGGATCGCGTACACGCCATTGATGCTGTAATTAACGTACTTCGAGGCCGACTGTATGTACCAGTCCATGTTGCCGGTCATGGGGTGGTACGTATCTTCCGTCAATCCGATGAGTTGCCCGGTGTCGCCGGTAAGACTAAAGACGCCACACTCGTAATCAGTGTAGTCGATAATAGCTTGCGACTCGGAGTGCATCCAAGAGTTCGCGTTTACTGACGAGTAGCTGCCACCTTGCCTCCGATACATCTTGGCATCAGAGCCAAAACGTAGACCAGCCGTTACCGTATCGGGCCAGACTCCGAAATCGGAAGCGTCAAGGGTCGGAAGGTAGAGGTCCTTGTTCCTCGTCTTTAGCATACCGCTGAAGGGAAACATGGGTTAGCTCCAATTCGTATTGCCGACACCAAACCAAGTAGTACCACCGTCATCTGACCAGATGTCGAGGAAGTCTACGTCGCCAGCGCCGGTACTAAGGGTGAACGCGGAACCATCGGCCCACTGTAGACCTATGTCAGTCCAGTCGATCGTTTGACCGCCGGTATTCTGCGTAATCTTGAGGCGCATGGTAATGAGGCCCACTGACGGCACGTTGGTGATCGAGAGCGTTGTAATGCTGACATCGAGGTCGAGGTCGACATACGAACCGGCAGTATAGTCAATCGCAGTCGTTGCTGTAGCGACAACAGTCTGCATCTTGATACCAAAGTCGACGAACTGTACGTTCTGGAGTTCGTTCTCGTTGAGTTTCAGATCACCTGTGAGGTTGATCGTGCCGGGGATGTTGATCTCCGTAACGGTACCGAGTGTGATGTTGACGTCAGTGTCATCATGTGCAATGCCGAAGTAATGGCCGGAAGTTGATCCTTCCACGCGCAGGTATGCGTTGGCGGGGATGCGTACACCGATCGTTGCGCTGTCGAGGATAATGACCCCAGCCGTATCGAGTTCGGCCACGAGGTCATCACCAACTGCGAGTATTGCTACGCCACCTGCGGTAGCTCGGGAGGTACCGTCAGTCGGGACAGCGATCTCATTTGTGGATGTACCTGTCAAACCGCGCAAGGGCACATTGACGATTTCACCGGCAAGAATCTTGGTGGCCGATCCACTGAGTTCTGCGTCGATGATGCCATTCGTATTGAAGTCGACATCGCCTGTCATCGTGCCGCCGTTCTTCTGGAGGAACTCCTCCATCACGGACTTGACAAGACGAAGCTCGCACCGCGTTGTGTTAAGCGTGTGTGCTATTGCCGTAGTTCCGTCCTGCCCGCGATCGGCGGCGGAATCCATCGTAAGGTTATCGCCGGAACGCCCGGTGATCTTTACGACCTCGATAGTTCCTGCATCGTCTTCGAGCGTCAGGTAGAAATACAAAGCGCCGCTGGGCGATGGGAAGTTGGCACCGAAACCGGAAGCCAACTGGATCGTGGTGTCGGTGTCACTGATCGACGCAGCCAGAAGTGCACTCGCGTTGTTCGTGAATATGATGTTATTAGCCATGCTTATTTCCAGCCTCTAGTGGGGTACGACCAACTCTGCGAGCCATTGTAACCGTTTTTTCGCTGCGCAGCATAGTATCCCATCGCACGGAAGAAGTTGGCCTTCTTCTGGGCAGCGGTGAGGGGGTTGGAGTACGGCTTGTTCGGATGGTCATACATACGCGCAAGGAAACCTTCCATAATTGCGTCGTAGTATTTCAGGGTAATCTGCCGGGGCAGGGTTGCGGTAGCGGCGTCAATATCAAACGCCGGGATCAAAGCAACCCACGCTGACAGAGTTTTCGTTGGTACGGCTGTCAGGTAAGGGTACAGCGTGACCTCATCCGGGTTTGAGTTCACGTACCACGCGTCCGGGGAAGATGCAGTCTTCTCATCAACGGGGCGGGTAATGATCGGGCGCAGCGGGATAAACCCATCGGCGGCGCTACCGTAATGGACGGACAGGACACTGATGACTTCCGTGTTGGCGTCTCCGTCATCGAACTGGATGCCTGTCTCACCAGTAGGGCAGGCAACGCCAGTGATGTGCGTAGTCCATGCGTAGGTCTTCTCAAAGAACTCGCGAAGTGTCAGACGTAGTTCTCGTTCCGCAACAGAACGCACGACACCCGGTAATTCGGGCAGCGTGTCTTTGAGGAGATCGTTAAGCGATAGAGTGTATTCAGTAGCCATTACAGTCCTAAGACCTCCCCTTTGAAGCTATTCAAGAGCATCATCGCTCGTCCGTCCTGAGTGTATTCGTCGTCGATGATTTCGGCAACGCCTACGATATAGGAGACGAGGGGATTGAAGAACTGCATTTCGAGGCCGAAGGTATCGGTGTAGTCAGTTTGACCGGCACCGGCACCGGACTCGACAAGCTCGGGTACGTTTAGCGAATTGGCGCTGTATAGGTCATAACACGCATCGGGTCTGACACGAGCTATCGCCTGTAAAGCGCGGTTGTAGATGGCGAGGAGATTTGTTTCAGAGACTCGGTAGGCATCCGAATCAGTGTCCTGCAAGAGCACACGTGCTTCGGTAATTACGTCTTGGTATGTCTTTGCCACCGTGCATCTCCTTGGAGGGAACCCCAGCCGTACCCGAAGATACGACCGGGGTCTGTTAGTCCCAAGCTAACCCCGAAGGATTAGCCCTTGGCGACGAAGCCGTTACCGATTGCAACGCCGTTCACGACTTTGTAGCCGTAAACCTGCAAACCGCGCAGCAAGTTCGAGAACGACCGCTCGGAGCGCAGAGTCTCCAGATTGACGTATTGCGAAGCAAACGTCAGAGCAGCCTTCGTACCGAACAGGATCGGGTAGGCAGTTGAGTAGCCAGTCGGAGGAACGAGGACGTTCGACAGGTAGACCGTGAAGCGGTCGATCATGCCGAGGCGACCGTTACGCAGGATGGACGTGCCATCGCCGGTAATTGACGCATCTTTCAGATCGGACTTCTTAATCAAACCAGCCAACCATGCCGGGATGACGATGAATCGTCCATTCTCGGGAAGGTTCTGCTCGTCAAGGACAGTTCCGCAGTTGACGATGTAGTCAACGACAGCCATATCATTTGACGTGTCAGCGCCAGTCTCGGCGGAAACACCAGCCTTGTTTACGAACGTCGGTGCGCCGTCAATACCAAGACGAATGCTCGCAGAGATCGCACCGGCTGTGTTGCCGACGTTGCTCGCATTGATGTCCGTGTTGTTGACGAGGCCCGTGCCGTCACCAGCAGTACCGCCATTCAGCACTTGGCTGTCGATGACGATCTTCATCTGCTCCGCAGCGTCCTCTGCCCAGATCGACAACTGGTCGATGTCGGACTGAAGCTCCATGACGTCATCCAGCGCAAGGTTAAAGTATTTACCCTTGTCGATGTTCAACGTCTGCTTCGGCTCACTCGGGCGGTCAACCACGAGGTCCATGTTGGCAGAGTAATCACGAATGGTGATGGTCGGACGAGAGCGAATCTGAACCTTGTCACCAAAGTTTTTGATCTCGCCTTCGTAGTCCGTGTTGGCAATAGCGCCGAGAACGGTAGCTTTGTAGAATTTCTCTACGAGCTTGCCGCTCCAAACCTCGGGAATGAAAGTTCCCGCATATGCTGTGGAGGGGGCTGAACCCGACCACGGTGTACCTAGTGGAAATGACATTTGTGGTGCTCCTAAAAAAGTTTACGGTTTATGGCCGTATTCTGTTTTCAGTCTGAGCTTTGAACAAGTCGCGTTCAGCGGCCTTGACCTCATCAGGAAGTTCCTTGTTCGGGTTCTTCTTGATGAACTCGTTCTTGTATTCGTAGAACGAGCCAATCTCTTTCTGAGTCCAGATTCGACCTTTTCCGCTTTCTTCGTGAGCGCCAGTTGACCCGGTTTTAGGCGTTCCGGGGGCCACCAATTCATCCAACTTCTGCTGTGGTTCCGGCGTTTCTTCTGCCGGAGTAGCAGGGCTGGGGTCAGTTGTTTCAACCACGTGTTCTTTCTGAAAGCCCTTGAAGATTTTTATGACTCTATCAGCGTCGTTTCGTTCAAAGTGTCCACGGAGCAGATTCCCCCGTACCTCACCCAAAGTTGGGTCTTCTTCGGCTAACCACGAAAGGAACTCTTGGTCCTTGTTGGTCGTTTGCCAGCCGGGTACGGCAGCGTCTAAACGCTCGTATAGCCTTTGACGAGATGATTTTGCCACAGATTCGGAAGTAGATGCAACCCTTTCATTCACCTGTTTCACGCTTTGTTTTACAGGAGCGAGTTGGGAATCCAGTTCTACACCCAACGTCTGCTTCGCAACACGCTGCATAACGTCGATGAGATCAGGACCAAACTGGTCGATTTCTTCCTGAGAAACCAGCGGTTCTGCCTTCTTCGCAGGCTCCGACTTGACTTCTTTCAGGGCGGCAACTGTAGCCTGTAGGGTACTTAATTGGTCTTGGAACGTACGCAACTGCCCGCGCGCATCGCGCAGGTCGTCATGCAAACGCGGTACTTCGGCATCGTACTTGCCCTTCAGGACACTGTACTTCTGCTTCCAGTCGGTGCGTTCACTGGTAGGTTCTTCTTTCGGGGCCGGGGCCGGAGGCGGTGGTTCCGGGGCGGGTGGCGGCGGCGTTGGTGCCGGGTCATCTGCCTTCGGTTCCGGCGCGGGGGCCGGTGCTTCCGGGTCGTTCTTCATCTGAGCGATAATTGCGTCAGCCTGCTCCATCTGCCTGCGTACTGCTTCTGGGAGCACATTCTCATGTTCTGCTTCATTAGACATGTGTATTCACCTTTATTTGTGGGATTTGAATTTCTGGAGATCGGTTGCTGCATTCTCGTCCAGAGCGAGGAATTCTTTCAGGAATAGAGCACGGCCCTGCGCTCGCCAGAGTTTAGGGCCGTCTGTAATGCTCTCGGTTTCGTCGCGAGCAACTTTGCGCTGCGCACGGAGGAACTCAACAACGACGTCAAAGTCGTTACTGACTCGGAGGTTGGTTAGAGCTTGAACTAGTTCTTGTGTGGGTTTCAATAGAGGAAGCCGAATTTCTTCCGACGTTCCTCCACATCACTAAAACCAGAATCGTCACGGTCAACCCCTTGACCCGTAACGTGCGCGTTGCCGTGCTCACGAGCTTCAGGCGAAGCACGACCGACTTTTACGTCGCGTACTCCGTCCCAGCTTTGCAAACGGTGGCTAGAAAGCTGCCGATTTTTCGCCTTCGGTGCTTTCATTGTTAGCTGCGGTTCGGCGGCAGATCAGAGTTGCCTTTGGTCTTGCCGATGAACTTGCTCGACGGCGATCCGCTGTGGCTTTCACCAGAGCTAGGGCCGACAGTAGAGTCAGACTTCACGCTGCCTTTGGCAGGGTGGCCCCATGACTTACCTTTTCCGCTGTGTGTACTTGCTTTCATTTTCCTCAATCTCCGTAAGTGTATAAGGAATTACAGGACAATATTACTTACACTTTCTCATATGTGCAAGTAAATCATTTACCGTCATCGGCCATTTTCTTCGGACGATTGCGACCGGGATGGGCACCGCCCGGACCAGAATCACCCGGTTTGCCGGG